ATCAATAACCCATTGGCTAGGTTGCCCATACGGGTTATCGAGCTTGGCAAGGGCTTCTAAACGGGCAATTTCGCTGTTATCAAGCTGAATCTGCTCGGCAATAGTGGTTGGGCGAACTCCACCATTAAAACGCCCTATAAGCTGTTTAATGCCTTCTACGCCTACTGGAACTAATGCCCCGATGATAGTTTCTATAATCACTTAGGTAGCGACCATCCATGAGTAGATAGGTAGGCATAACCTAGACCACCAACAAAGACATAAAACAATGTTCTTAGTGAGAACCAACCAAACTGGCTTACTTTCTCATTTAACCATTCTTTAATGGCTTCTTTAACAACTTCTTTTTGGATTTCGTTAGACATTTTTCTTCCTAACAGTAGTCTTTTTCACAGCAGGTGTTCGTTTAGTGGCTACTTTCTTTTTAGGTGTAGCTTTTACTTTACCTTCATAATCAGTTAGAAAAGTAAGCCAATGTACCTTTTTGGTGTAGCCCATCTTATCAAATACCCAGTCAATTATGAACATAAGTCACTTATTTAAGTTGATGTAATTGTTTGCCAAGCAGAGCCTGTGTAAACACAAAGTTTGCCTAAAGTGCTATCAAACACAACATATCCTGCTGATACAGTAAGTGCATTTTTTTGTGTTGTTGTGACTACTGGAACACCAGCTCCGTTTGTGCCGTCAAGTACGATAGCCATTATTTCACCTCAATTTGTTTTAACTGCTCAAGCGTTGTGGCTTGGTCAGCTAGTTGGGTAATATCTCTTAGCCGTTGTTTCTCAGCTACGATAGCAGTCGTATCAGCACCCGACTCTAACGCTCGTTGAAACGCTACATCTTGAGCCTGTAATAAAGGTGTACGCTCTGCTCTTAATCGGTCTTTAGTAATTGCTTTGGCTTTGTCAAAGTTAATCGTAATCATTCTTGGTACTCCCATGCGTTACGGAATGTGCGGTCTGTAGGAATATCAGCAACATCCACAATCTTGTATGGTTTGCCTTGTGGTACATTTTTAGCGGCAATTTCTTCAATTGTTAATCCGCAATCGGCTGGAATAATGATGGCTACACCATCGTCTGTTGGGTAAATGATTCGTTTCATTGAATGTCCTTAACGGGTTACAGAAACACAAATAGTAGTCATGTCGTATTGGGCAACACCTGGTTGCTTGGTTTCAAATGCTACGCTACCAGCAGCAAAAGTGCCGAGCGTAACTAACATCGGATTAGTAGCACTCCCAAAGGTAATATTGGTGGTGTAGTTTGCATCAGGCATTGCCGTTATAAAATTAACTATATAAGACCCCACATTGACATCCGTAATGCTTAACACATTACCGCTTGCACGAATAGCTGGAGTACCAGTACCATCAAAATTTACCCATGCACGACATCCGTATGCAGTTGCTACTGAGCCGTAGCCTGAGTTAAATTTAAAGTTTCCACTAGAGTCAAACTGACCAACAGCAGTACCACCTTCAGTAAAGTCTATAGTATCTGCGGCTGAGAAGAATATACCTGTGTTGGTATCGCCTGTTGTGGTGATTGCGGGTGCGGATACTGTACCTGCTTGTACTGTAGTAACACCAGTAGCAGATAAAGTTGTAAATGAACCTGCTGCTGCTGAATTAGCACCAACAATACCATCAAAGTTAGCAGCGTTGATTCTTCCGCTAACTCCAAGTCCACCCGTAATAACGGCTGTTCCTGTAGTTGTAGAAGTAGATGCTGTGTTTGCTGTAAATGTTGTAGCACCACTACTTGTTAAAGTAGTAAATGAACCAGCACCACCAACCAAAGCGTCTGCATAAGCCTTAGTTACTGCATCATTAGATAAAGTAGGGGTAGCTAAGTTAACAATTTTGTTACTATTTAAATTTAAGTTACCCGTCATTGCGGTTTGACCATCTGCGGCAACCGAGTCGGTCATAGCAGAAGCCAAATCATTCATGGTGTTATTAGCCCATGTGCTTGCAATGGTTGTGCCTGTAACTACGGGATTACCCGCAGGTAAAGAATATGTGCCTGACCCGTTTCTTGACATGATTTACTTTCCTTTTTTCAATTCTTCAGCCATTTTACTAGGCGAATAGTTGATTGATTCTTTAATCTTTTGCTTTAAAGCCTTTTCTTGGGCTTTTTCAAAACTGTACTTAGTTAAGCTACCTACTACAGGTATTTTACCAATAGGGCTACGATTAATCATATCCAAGCCACGAATTACGGCACTAGCAGTATTAGAGTAATTTGCAGCACCTTTTAATGGGGCATTGACTAATATGGTTGTTTCCATTAGGTCACGAATTTCTTGTGCGCCTTTTTTGCCAAACAAATAATCTAACTTGCCGTCTTGGTCTAATTCTCTAACAGCCGACTTAAACTTAGCAGGGCTAACTACAGGGTTGCCAAACATATCGGTATCAATAGACTGAGTTACTCTGTCTTTTAAAAACTCAATTGTTTGACCTTGCAGTTCTTTAAATGCTTGTTGACCTTGCGGGCCTGAGCGTTTTAGTGCAAAACCTAAATTTTTGACATCATCTAACGAGCCATTAATAATAGACTTTTGGAATACATCTTCGAAAGCTACAACTCGGTCATCAGAATTGGCTTTGGTGCTTATCAAGCGGTCAATAGCACCAATGTTTTCAAAGCGTTTAGAGTAATCTTGGCGTAATCTGCGAGCTTCTTGATATAACTCACCGCCTTTGCCTTCTGTAATTTCATTAATAATTTTACGCATATCACGCCCATAACTTGCGTTTGGGGTAACAGGCACATAATTTTTATTAATAACTTTATAAATATCTTCTAACGCATTTATAGATATTTGACCTGTATTTTTAGGGTCGTTTTTAGCAAGTTGCTCATAAACAATGTTTAATATTGGAGCATTAGCAGTTCTCGTTGTAGGCGTTTCGTTTTCAATAAACGCTTTTAATGGTGCATATTGAATAGGTGCTTCGGTTTCGCCCTTTTCTTTAGCCAATGTATATGCATTTTCAATCTTTGTTTTAGCGGATTGGGCTTCTTTATTAAGCACATCTGTAACTACTTTACCAGTAGCCCGTAAACCAAAGGTTTGTTTGCCTGTAGCATCTACATAAGCATCAAAATTCTGCAAAATAGCGTCATTTCGTCTTGCTTGGGCTTCTACCAAAGGTTTGCCAAGTTCAGGGCTAATTTTAGGTGTTTCAATTTCAAACTGTTGTTGACCTAATTCACGCTCTGCTTGACCTTTGCTTAACTGAACAGGCACACGCAACTGACTAGCCATTTGGGTACGAGTTACTGTTTCAGGAGTTGTGGCAGCACCTACACCAGCCATAGTTGGTTGCGCTTGTCTGCGTAACAAATCAGGCATGGTAGGTACGGCTTGTCTTGCAGTTTGTATTTGTGGTTGTGTAGCACCCATCATACGAGCATAACTAGGCAACATACCTGTAGGCATTACTGGGGGCAATTTAGACGCTTCAAACGCACCACCAATGCTTTGCAATACATCTTGACTTGCACCGCTTCTAGGTTGGTACATATTGCGTTGAGCCATAGCCATTGGGGGTTCGCCTGTAGCTAATGCAGATACAGCACTTGGAACAGTTAAAGCTGCACCTGAAAGCATAGTTGCAGGCACTTCATATAATGCCATCATCTTTTCTTGCATGGAGCGTTTTGGCTCTATTACGGGTGGGTTTGCTACTTGACCAGCTACAGTAGGCACATCACCGCTTATGATATTGCCCCTTGTATCGGGGGTTTTAAATGCGTCATAGCGAGCCAACAAATCGGCTTGCGTTATGTTATCAGGTACATTCTTAACAAGCGTACCATCTGGCATTCTTACATCCATGCTTATCTTCCGCTTGGTAATTGGTTAAAGTCAACAACTTGTCCTGCCTGCCCTGCATTTTTTTCAATCATGCGTTTGCCACTAGAACCAGCTTGTGCTTCCAATGCTTTAATTGCAAGGTCACGAGCTTCTTGTTTTTGCTTAATAACTTTTTTGCTATCGCCTAATTGTGGGAAATACTTGCGTTCTTCATTTACATATTCAGTTGGTGATATTGCTGCACCTGATTCTTTACGCAGTACAGCACTAATAAAGTTTCTACGGGCTTGGTCGTTTTGTTGTTGTTCAGGGCTTGGGCCACCCGCAAATTCAGGTAACACATTAAATGTAGAACGAACATTTTGTTCTAATTTTTCGCCAATAATAGGCGTTCCACTAACAGTACCGCCAATAACAGTGCGAATTACACCTGTATTAGTTACACCTTTATTTTCTAAATCTGTAGCAATTTTATTGGCTTCTACTGCTCTCATTCCAAAAGCAACAGCGTTAGATTGGGTTTCTGTTAAAGGTTTGCCACCAACTAAAGATTGTCCTTGTGGGCCAACAACAGGTTTGGCTTGACCAGTACGAGTATCAACCAAGAAAGTACCATCTTCACGCTCAATAACTTGTCCAGCAGTAGGCATTTGTGATTTAGGAATGCGCTCTAATACTATAGTTGGATTAGCAGGGTCACGCAGTTCTATTGCTGTCCCAGTATCAATTTGCAATGGCGCACGAGGTTTTCCAGCACCTTGATAAATTGGTTTTAAAGTAGTTGGGTCAAGTAATACATCCTCAGCACCAACTTTCATTGGGCCTTCGTTCATTTTTTGGAAAGCAAATTGTCTTTGTGCTTGCGTAGCTCTTGGATTTGTATAAAGATTTGCTAATGCAGCTTGTGGGTTGGCAGGTGTGGCTGGCATTCCAGCATCAATTAATTCGTAGCCAGCAGGCGCAGGTTGAGCGGGTCTGCCTTGTTTTTGTTGCATATAATCAGTCATAGCAGATATTTCGTCTGCTCGTAGCTGTTTAGCCATGTCTAATTGGCGTTGTTCAACCTTTTCTAACTCTTTTCTACCTAAATAACCTTGCAATAAAGGTGCTGCGTATTGAAAGAAACTAGGTGCAACAAAACGATTGCCAACCATTTGACCTGATGGCGTTTGCTGACCTTGTTGCATTAATAACTCTGCCATTCTTTGTTGGCGAGCAATTTGTTGCTGTTGAATCTGTTGTTCGGGGCTTAAATTGCCACCTAGATTGAGCATTGTTTGTGCCATATCAATAGTCCATATCGCTTTGAATATTCATAGGATTCATACCAGCAGAATAGTAGTTCTGTGCAGGTCTTTGGTTATAAGCCGACATTTCTGCATTAGCCATATTCATTCTTTGTTGGTCTTGCTGATTGCGTAAAGCATTAGCCATAGCTAATTGGTTATACCCAGCACCAGCTTGTTTACCATCAACAGTCATTCCAGCTTGATTAGTCAAGTTCATGCCTTGTTGCAATGCCATATTTTGCATGGCTTGTTGCTGTGCAATATTTTGAAAGTATGGACTTAACCCACCTAAGTCTTGGGTTTGGGGCATCTGTTGAATGTAAGGGTTGTACATATTCATGGTAATAGTCCGTAATCTACGACTTTATAGCCGTCATCGAGGGTTTTAACTGCATAAGGGAATACTTGCTCTACTTCTTGTGCCATTACTCCAACATGGATGCCATCACCTGCTAATGGGTGAGATTTGACTTCATCTTTGTATTCAAAGCTATATAAGGTCAAGCCGTTATCCATTACACCGATTGCTTTAATATTTTCTTTTGCCCGAATATCGGACATCATTGCAGAACTGCCTAAACTAAATAAACCTTGATTTAGGTTAGCTTGGGCGGCTTGTTTAGCGTTAAAGTCACCCATTTGGGCGTTGTATTGCATCCCTGCAGCACCTAATATGTCAGGGCCAGCAGTCGTAGCTTGTTGGGCAGAATTAACAAATTGTGGGCCTTGCACTTGTGCCCCTGTACGAACCGCAGATAAAGTGTTTAATGGCTCGTTTCTAAGGTAGGCTTGTTCCTGCAATGCAGTCTGACGAGCTTGCTGACCCACACCAAAGCCTTGAGTTGTGGCGGCAGCCAATAGGTCATTTTCACGCTGGGCTTGTTGCATCATAGCTCGGTCATACGCTTCAGAGCCAATGTCTATACCTTGATTAGCTAGACGCTGTTGTAGCCGTTCTTGCCCTTGCTGTATCTGTGGGGCAAGGCGTTGCATATACGCATCTTGGTAGCTTTGGCTAGGATTAAAGCCTGTGCTTGGCAAAGCACTTGTATTAAACGGGGTTTGTAGCATATTTTCTACATAGCCTAAACCTTGACCTGCAAGTTTGCCTAATCCAAGACTAGCTTGGTTTTGATAATCAAGAATTTGTTGTTGTGCAGGGCTTAAGGTCTGAGTAGCAGTCCAAGTAGGATTGCCGTAAGGGTCAGCACCAGTAACAGCGTAGTTAAGGTTGCCATAAGGCGTTACTTGATTAACACGATTAGCAGCAGTTGCGACTCGTGCCGCTTCAATATTGCCTTGTGCTGTCTGTTGTGCCGCCCCCGCATAATCAGGGGGTGCAGGTGCGCTTGGCGCAGGCCCTAATCCTAAAAATCCACCACCACCCATACTATTCTCCCTTGTTTAAAGAGCATCGGATGTTAAGAAACCGACACTCCTCTTTTTTCATAGCCATAATTACCAAATCACCACTCATGTGGGCATCAGGTATTTCAGCTACAACCTTAAAGCCCAAATGTCGGTTTAACTTTAGGGCATCTATGTTATCAGCACAGATTTGCCCTAGTATAACGCTAAGTCCAAGTTTATTAAAGGGGTAATCAAATACCGCCCATATAAAATCTTTACTAGCCCAATGCTCACCAACACTACCAATATGAATCTCACAAGCCTTTGGCATAAAATTGGTATAACCCGCTACTGCTACCAAATTGCCATCTTTTAACTGCCCAATACATTGGGTGGTTTGGGGTAGGGGAAAGTTAAGTATTCGAACCAGCCATTCCCCCAAATATCGCTGGTTTTCAGTCGTAACAGTTCTCACAATACCCCGCCAGCCTCCATTACAAAGTCGGTTGATGCCCAATGAAAATCAATGCCTTGGCTTGCCACATTCATGCTAACTGAGCCTGCATAGCCTATTCCTGTCACGCCTTGCCAAAACTTAGTCACAATTAGATTTCCACCCCAATTGGTGTCATCCCATGAAGATACATCCCAAACGCCAATATCAAGGGTTGAGGGATTAAATGTAATTTGGCTAGTTAAAGGTACTGTATCAAAATCAGTGCTAACACCGCATAAAACAGTCGGTAAGCCGTTATCGGTCTGTAGGATAGGGCGTACCATAGTGAAGCGTTTTTGTTGCCCTCTGCGGTCAAAATACGAGTAGGCTTGTTGTACAAACCCACTAATATTGTCGGTATCGTCAGAAAATGAGTCATAAAAACGGGCTACATAGCCGTTGCCACCAAAATACATATCGTCACCACTAAGTTCCCAACAATTTGCTGAAATATTGGTAAACCTAGCCCATGACTTAGTAATGTTGTGCATGACATATTGTTCTGACCCGCCAGTTACGGGGATATTTAACAACAACATATTGTATTTGGCTAGGTAATTAATTTGCCAACCAAAATTAGCGGAATAAGCGTCTGCTGCTTGGCTAATAGCAAAGAAAATCTTGTCTGTAATGTTAACTCTTGGGTCTAAGCGGGTGGATTGAAGTCCTGCGGATAGGGGAACTAAGCCTTGTTGGGTCAATAATAGGATGTCACCGCCATATTTAAACACGCATTTACGGGCAAAAGTCTGTCCAATGTTCCAAATACCCACCA